GTCGTAGAGCGATTTGCTGGGGATTTGCATACTTGCCTACCTGCAAGGATTATAAGCCTATCCTACGACCTACAGAAAGCCACAGTACAACCTATGGTAAAAGCTAGGTATACAGATGGTGATGGTGATCCTGTAAATGGTGTAAAGGAGATGGCAAGTATACCCTCAGTACCCTTAGTATTCATGGGAAGTAAACATGCCACCATGACCTTCCCCGTTGCTGTTGGTGATTTAGTATTAGTATTTTTCAGTGAGAGAAGTATTGATGCTTTTAAATATTCAGACGGTAAGAATCCAGTTGACCCTAAAGACTTAAGGATGCACGACTACTCAGATGCTTTTGCTCTGTGTGGAATGTTCACTTACCCAACAGCGCTTGGCATACATCAAACCGATACAGTCATTCGAATGAATGCAGGACAATCAAATGAAACTAAAGTATCACTTAAAACAAATGGCGATATTGTTGCAGATTCATCAGCAAGGTTTATTGTTAATGCTCAGTCTAATGTTGAGCTAACTACATCTGGGACAACCACCGTAACCTCTAGTGGATTGGTTAAGATTGATTCATCTAACACAACCATTACAGGGAACTTACGTGTAGATGGAGGAGTTTCTGTAGGGGCAGATGTATCCACGGATGCAGGTATTACCCTGAAAACTCATAAACACATAGGTAATTTGGGTCGTCCTACTAGTGCAGGTATCCCATGAGTCTGAGTGCTTCTGGTTGTGCTTCTGCAATTAACTCTGCAATGAGTAGCTACATATCCACTTACCCATCGGGAAATTTCACTACAGCCTTTGTGAGTGTCTATAACGCCTATTCACAAGCTGGTGTACTATCCTTTGGTGGAGGTGTTGCTGGAACAGAGGATGATGGAATACTAACATCATTCTTTAACAGTTTTTCAAGTTATACAAGTGATGCTGACTTTGCTCAAGCAATGGCTGATTATTGGTCAACTTGTTTAAAGACCCCTGTACCCCCAGCAACAGCCCTATCTAATGATGCTTCAACTAAGGTGGCTGCACTCACAGCAGCTATTGCAGCAAGCTACAGAACTACGGATACACAGCCCTATTATCAGCATTTCATTCAAGCAATTGAAGACGTTGCTAAAACTATTCAGTGGACAGTGGTTCTTTCTGTCCCACCGTATTCAAGAATAGAAACGGTTTCTTAATGCAGAGCTACTTATGGATTTCTATTTAGACCCACTAACCCATGACTTAGATGTTACTGGGTTTGATCTTAGGGTAACTTCAGATGATGAAGAGGCTCTAATACAACAATTGAAAATAAAACTACTCTTCTTTAAGGGAGAGTGGTTTTTAAATACTAACTTTGGTATCCCTTACTTTCAAGAGATATTCGTCAGTATGAATGCTAAAGATGATGCTGACACAGTATTTAAACTAGCAATCACAGAGATGCAAGGTGTAGACGCTTTACTAAAATACTCATCTACCTTTGATCCCTACACAAGAGAATTCGCAATAGATTTTTCTGTACGTTTCAATGGAGATGTCATTACAACATCTCTTCTTATCTAATAGGGTAAAAGATGGCAGGACTATCCACAACAGGCTTAACAATAAAAAGCCTAACAGATGTTATCAACGACATGTCTGATAAAATTAAAACAAGAATAAATCCAAACTTCACTATAGCAGAAGATACTGTTGCAGGTATCTACACTGGCATCATTGGGGATGAAGTAAGTAACCTTTGGGAAGCAACCCAAATGGTTTATGATGCTTCTTACCCAAGAACAGCTACAGGTATTTCTTTAGACTACACTTCTAACATTGTTAACGTAACTCGTATCCCTGCCGCTAAATCTTCAGGTAATATCGAATTCACAGGCACTGTTGGCACTGTAGTACCTGTTGGTACAGCTTTGAAAATTGAGGCAACTGGGGACAGGTACTTCACATCCAGTGCATTGACTTTAGCCAGCACAGTGTTTAGTGATATTACTTTAAATATTTCTACAATTGCCAATAGCACAGTTTACACATTAACAATTAATAACATTGTTGTGAGTATTACTTCTGGTGTTAGTGCAACAGTCAATAGTATTCTATTGCAATTACAGACTGCAATTAATAGTTTAGTAACCGGTGTCACTACATCACTACCCACATCCACAACACTTCGTATTAATGTCACCGAAGCTGACTCAACTTACCCATTGGTAATTGGTACTCGCATTGGTGTCACTACAGTATCTAACTTAGTTAATGCTGAGAGTGAATTCTATGGAGAGTACGTAGCTCCAGCTAATACAATTACAACACAACTTGTACCCATCTATGGTATTACAGGTGTAACTAACCTTAAAGATATGGTTGTTGGTAGAACCTTAGAAACAGATGACGAGCTTAGGGTTCGCAGATATAACTCTGTTGGTATCATTGGTGCATCAACTTACGATTCAATACTTTCTAATATTAGGAATATTGAGGGTGTAACTGCTGCATTCATCATTGAGAATAAAACAGGTAGTCCTGATATTGACGGCAGACCTTCTCACAGTTTTGAATTAGTAGTTGAAGGTGGAGATGCTTCTGTTATCACAGAAATATTATGGAAGTATCACCCACTAGGTATTCAAACTTGGGGTGCTATTACTCGCACTACAGAAGCAGGACAAACTGTAAGATTCAGTAGACCAGAAACAATCTACATTAGATTGAGTATTGATTACTCACTGTATTCAGAAGAAGCTTTTGCTACCTCTGGTTCTGATGGAATTAAGCAAGCTGCTCTGGCTTACGGTAATACTCTACAAGTTGGGCAAGATGTTATTCCCCAAAGGTTCTTTGGAGGCATCTTCAGTTCTGTTACAGGTTTATCTGTATTAGTAGTTAGAGTTGCTTACAGTACGGATAATGTCACTTATAGTGCATACCAAACTACCCCCATCAGCATCACTGCTAAACAACATGCAAACTTTGATATTACTCGTATCATTACAACTGAGGTATGACCATGAATGCTCATTCCTTTCGTAACCTTAAAGGTGCGACATGGACACAATAGATCATGTAGCTAATGGTTTATCTAGGCTTCCATCTCAGTACAGAGACAGTCCCATCCTCCAAGAACTCTTAACTATTTATTTAGAGGAATTGCAAGAAGTAGAAGACTGTTTAATTGACATTGTTAATCAGAAAGATGTTGACCAAGCTGTTGGCTTTCAGTTGGATATTATTGGTGAGCATGTTGGTCTTCTTCGTGAAGGTAGGGATGACACAACTTATAGACTTGCTATTAAAGTACAGAAAGTTATCAACTCCTCACAAGGGCAATATGAGACAGTCCTACAACTATGGAGACTCTTACTTAACAGCCCCACAGCAACACTCATAGAAGAGTTCCCAGCAGGTATTAACCTATACTCAGATGTGGGTATATCAGACTTCACAATAGTTGACTATTTGGTTGAGGCTTTACCGGTCACTGTTAATGCTGGTCTTACCACTTCATTCGATGCTGACCCACCATTTGGGTTTGATACAGACCCCTCCACACTGGGGTTTGATACTTCAGGTGGTAAATTTATTGGGCGTTACGTACCACTACCATAAGAGATTAATATGCCATATACATATACACAGCCAGTTAAGAAACCAGATTTTGCCATGTTAGACGGTACTAATGGTGTTGCTGGTGGGGTTAATACAGCAGAGCCGCCTAACGATAGTAAAGAGTACGGCTGGGACTTTGGTGAAAAACCTACGAGTTCTTGGATGAACTGGATACATAGAATTACAGCCAATTGGGTTTACTATTTAGATGAGAGGGTGACAACATTATTAACCCTCTTAGACTCAAGTAAAACAAAGAACGCTGCTGATGCAGATAACTATTTCAGATCACAGTGGTAATATAAATGGCTTCAGGAAGATTAGGGGCACACATATCAAGTGGTGCCGGAACAAATACAGTCTACACAGTGCCAACAGGTAAGACAGCAGAAGTTAATGTTAATGTGTTCAATAATAGTGGTTCATTAAACGCAGTTACTTTGTTTAGAAGTCCTACTGGCACACCTTCAGCAACACACAC